GCTGGTGGTGTTAATGTTGCAATTGTGGCTGAGGGTAAAATTACTGGTATGGATGATGCTGCAAGTGCTTGACCAAGAACGGGTACTTTCCCGTCTATAGAAGAAAGCGATGAATTTCCAGTTGTCTGATTAGCACTCGTTGATGCCCCAGAGGGTAATACCGATGATTGTACATCCACATGAAGTCCATTGGCTCCAACTGTAGCCCTTGTATCATCAGTGCTATTTTTTATCTCAACAGCACCTATTTGTATATCTGAGGCTGTTAAACTTGTTGCCGACCCTGGCGACATTCTTCCCATATTATTTTGATTAAACTTTTTTAATTACTACCTACCAACTGATATATCACTCAATTCTAAAACTCGCACGTCTGCTGTACCTGTTGAGACACGACCATAAATTATCATGTCTTTTCCTGCATCAAATGAAGGGGAATATGTCCCTGCTGGAACAGGCACTCCGTTTCCAAAAGTCATTGCTGATCCCCCAATTTCTACCGTTACAGAAGAATTGTTATAAATAACAAGTCCTCTTCGATCTGCCAAAACCTCACCTGGAAGGGGAATTAACGCTGTTGTAACCGTTACTGCTGTTGATTTAACTGTTCCTGCCAAACTATTTATAGATATATGTGTTGCAGGCATAGCGGTCTTTGTTGGTGGAAAGTTACTTACCATAATACTCTTTGGAATAACAGCCTCTGGCATACTCTTTGGAATATCTTGTATAGCTTCTTTCAGTTCATTTAATGCTACCAATATTTTCTTACTTTCTATATTTGAGACTTCTTTTGGCTTTAGAAGAGATAATTTATCTGAAAGTTTATTTATAGTTTCAGTTACTCTTTTCATTTCTGGGTCAAAGGGAATAGATCTCACATCTACCAAGCCAGACACCTTTTGTACATCGGGAAATCGTACTTCTTTAGTAAAAATTTTATTAAGAGGAATAATCAAACTACTAACGGTATTCCCTATTTTATTGAGTGTTTGTATTTGAACATTATTAAGGGAGTTTGAGTTTTGAAGAAGTTGTATGATCGGTTGTAATTGCTCCAAAGAAATTTTGAGCCTCTCTATATTCTCAAGTGTAAGGCTTTCTAAATTAGCAACATTAAATCCTGATACTGACTGAACAGTAAATTGAGCTTTTCCCACTGTATCCCTTCTTGTAGTAGAAAGCGTTTTTAACGCTTGGGTAATTTGTGAAATTCCCGATGTAATTGATTCTTCATTATCTAGCTTAACTTTAAGAGTCTTACTATCAAACACTTTCTCCAATGTAGATTTCATTTGTTGAATAAATATAGAAAGAAAACGAGCGGATATATTTCCTTGGTTTGATTGTTTTTCTTTTACAAGAATTTTTGGATCAAATATCATATGTTTATGTTACCTCACCGCTATCATATACAGGTTAGCCGTCCCCGTACTTGTTGATGCGTGAAGTTTATGAAATGGTAAATTAAGCTCAAATGCTACATTTGCAGTCAAAAACGGGAAAGAACCATCGTCGGTTGGTTGATCGAAATCAACACGTACCGTTGCCGCATCTGCAATTAAATAAACCTTCCCTATCATGGGATGACCAAAATCTACTGCTTGATCTGCTGTCGTAACTGCGAGTTTTCGAGTTTCAACCTTTGTACTGTTTGCCATATTAAAAATCTATAATTTGTAATTTACTAATCTTATCTCTTATTCCTACATTATGCAATCCATTATTCATTTCTTTAACTCCTAGAGATACAAGTTCCAAATGCTCCAACTCTCCCTCTATTTGTGTTATCTTAAATCCTGCCTCTCTACATTTTGTAAAAAACCAAATATCTTGTCCCCCATATTTAGCTGGATTATCTATCCACTTATTGTCATTTAATCTTAGGGTTTTATCTGTTCTGAAATAGGGTTTTTCTAGTTTGTCAAATACTTGAGCTTTAACTAATGTTGCCCCTACTCCGCACCAAAGTATTTCCCCCTCTTTATTCCTAGCCGAACAAGAAAATCCATTTACGCTGTAATCAACAAATACAATATCTACATCTATATTCAGCATCTCTCTAAACTTATCAAGGGGAAGAACAATATCTTCTTCCAAGAATAAAATGTAATCTGGTTTATGTAAAAGTGCACCCTCTACCAAATCGTTAAAACAGTTCGGTATTGGTTTATCAAAACTCCTAAATACCCTCATGTCAAAGCTATCTCTTATCTCATCTAGTGCTATCTCAGACCTTGTAAAAGACAATGCTCTCGTTGGTCTGATTACTGCTATCATCCTTTTGTCTTTTCGTAACGCTCAACATCATTAACGTCTACGCTTCTTGTGTTTCCTATATCTCGACCTAAATTATCCTTGCTCCATTTTTGCTGATACTCCCTACCTTTTGATCCATGCAAAATCTCTCCTTCGTGAGTGGTTACTCTCGTTTGGATATCTTTCCAATGTGACGCCCGATCTTCTCTTTTTGATTTTCCTATATTAAATGACATATTCTGAATAATTAGTAATATCCATCTGGAGTAGGATTGCTCCTACCCCAGAAAGTTACAACTAATCATAGTTTAGAGCCTTAAAGCAATCTAAAACTAAGATCTAATTTCTACACCAAACGTGGGTCTTACCGTTTTAAGACCATAAATTGTGTCTGTGACGACCAAGTTACCTAAGAAATCAATACGATTCTCAGACTGTACACGTGGAGCGAGTTGAACTGCCAAACCGATAGCTTCCTTGTGGAACATCATGTTGTGACGTTGTGTTGGAGTACCTGCTGTTGCTACCACCTGTTGTGTGTAGTAAGTAGGCATACCATAAATATCACCCCAAAGAGATTCCGTTGGAGGCCCATCTCTAACAACTGTTGACGAATTTGCCATACCCATGTAATCGGTCTTTACGAATTTATCTATGTTCAAAAGAGCTGTCTTTTGAGTAGGATAAATTATAAATGAACGATCTTTCATGGCTGTGTTCGCCAAATCCAAAGCTTCAATACCCGCTAAAATCACAGCGTCAGTTATGTCAGATCCGTATGCACCCTCATCACTATTAGTGAAGTTGATGTACTCACTAAGTATAGCTGTATCAAGCACTCTTGCGACTGCTTCTCCAGATTTACTAGTGTACTCGGATAACAAATCATAATTTGACTGAACCTTAGCCATATCCTCTACGAAAAACGCTACGTGGTAGTGTTGATCTATGAGAATAGTGGTATCTACTTCCGTAACCGTTGACAATGTTACTGCTGTATTTGCAGACTTGACCGTAGCCGTGAGGTTCGAGATGTTTGGTAAATGGATAGTGTCTCCTTTACCAGTGACCATCGAATCATATCGTTTTACGAGTCTAGCCGCAACTAAAACATTTTCCGTTGCTCGAAGAGTTTCAGCTCCCCAAACTTCTGGAATAAACACATTAGAAGTTGTTACTGTTAAATGACCTGCGCCTAATCCTGCCATATATTATTTCACCCCCTTTTTCAATTGGACTTATAATTGTCCTTTTGTCATCATGTCTCGAATCTTGTCTCGATTCTGCTCATACTTAACTTTTCCCTCAGGGGTTTTAAGCCATTCGGCTATCTTTTCACGAGTAATACCCGCGTCTCGATCTGCCCCCGCTGTTGAGCCACCCTTTTGAACAAAAGGCTTCTTTCCTCGCCCAGCTTCTAACTTTTTCAGATTCCAGTCCAAAAGTTCATCTTCATGAAGCATTTTATATGCAATTTCTGGTTCCCATTGACCATGGTCTCGCATATACTTTTCAACTTCATCCTGATCGTATTTTGGTCTTCCATCTGAACCGTCATAGGAATTTGCAAATTTGGTATGTGCGCCGTCTAGTACAGTTCGGTCTTGAATACCCTTTAACTGACTTTCGACGTAATCCTTCTTCACAAACCCTCCTTTTTCAAGAATCTTAAATGCTCTTTCCATCTCTGGAGTCAGCTCAATATCATCGTTTACTCTTGGCACTGGTGGCGTCAATCGTGCATCGACTTTATTTAAGCGTTCTTCCAAAGTTTTATTTTTAGCAATCAACTCTTGAATACGTGTTTCCGCTGAACGATCCTTCCCAGTTGTATCTACCTCTCCATCAGGAGTTGCATCTACTTCTGGATCATTCCCATCTAACGAGGATGGATCGGTAATGTTGTCATCTTCCATAATTATTTCACCTACTTTCATTTACCATTTTTAACGTAGCCCCGACTTACGTCGGAACAACACCACTAAGGTGGGTGATCCCTGAAACCTTTGTTAAAAGGTCACAAGGGGGAAGATTGTTCCCCCTTAGAACACTTTTTTAAAGTGCTTGACTGAAAAGAATAAATCTTCTCTCTTGTGACCTCTAACTCAAGTTTTCTAAATTTTTAAAGTACCGTAACTAGTCCTGATCTTTTAATTTCCAAAAAACAGTTACATCATTTTCATTGGTATGAAATGATCCACCATCAAGTTCAAGTGGAGCATGTTCTGGAAAATTAACTTCACGAACCCAATCCTTGCCTGCTGCCGCTGTTGGTTGAGTGATCTGTAAAACCATATCAGTTGTTGAAACTGAACCCATACCAGAAGCATGTCCTGGAGCTACTCTTTTGTTATAAAAGTTAGTAATTCCCCCATCTGTTGGATTTCCAAAAACTATCTTTAAGACCTCTATGTCTTGACCCAACGCTCCTAAAACCTGAGCATCGCCTACTGCATTTGTCGACGCAACGTAAGTTACCATATCTCATTCACCCGCTTTCTTGATATAATTTGTAATAATTAGAACCCATAAAGCTCATGTATGTCCTCTTCTACTTTCTTTAAGTTCCCCTCACTCTTATCAGTGAATACCCTGTGACCATACATGTCCACAGGTATCTCTTCATACATCTCCTCCATAGTCATACTTCCACTCTTCATGTCCTCTCTGTGTTTCATCATTCGATTATATTGATCGACTGGTATTCTTATTTTCATATGTTTAATAACTTCGCATTGGACGCATTTCTTTTCCCTTACGTCCTTTACGAGAACTTTTAACCGATCTACTTTCGATAACTGTTCTTTTGACTGTCCTCCCTGGTACTGTTTTCTTTTGGTTAAATCGCTTTACTGTTGGTCTGCTCATAATATTGTTGGTTGATTTGGATTAAATGGTGGTGCTCCAGCTCCTACGGGCGGACTCATTTGAAATGTCTCAGGGCCTTGAGGCGGAGCTGGTGGCAATCCTCCACCGCCAAACATCCCTGCTAGTTCAGGAGGGAGCTCTTGACCCTGAGGTAAACCTTCTTGGGGGATACCCTGATCTTCTGGTACTGGTTGTGTCTTTCCTCTCGTAACCCATTTTTGATAATTCTCATGTTCTATAATATGCTCGGCTGTAAGTGGGTCGTTTGCCTGTTCTTCGTGAATCGTTATATGTACATCATGATCATCTTGTGCATGAGCAAATTGCTGTATACCATCTTTCATGAGCTCATTTTCTGCCATTGCAAGTGCCTGATCGTCAATATCTATGCCAAATTCCTTTTGGATACTCTCCGACTTCTTGCCACCCGATGACTGGAGAACCTGCTCCTCACGTGTCCTTTTTACAATATTATCTATATCTGCAAACTCAGCATGTTCAAGGAATGTCTTTTGATCTATTGCACCAAGCCTATAAAATTCTTTTAGCTTTTCCTGTCTAGCTTCTTTAGTATATGCAAGCCATGAGCCAACCTGTACTCGTACCTCATTCTCTCGCCCTATTACAGCAAGGGGTAATTCTTTTTCTCCATACTTGAATGTTTTCTTTTTGGCCTTTCCGTCCTCTCCTATTGCCATAAAATATTCAGGCTTGCCACCCAATCCTGTAACTGAAACCAATTTAGTCGTAGTCCAATTCTCAGCTACTAAATTAAGTATCTTCCTGCCCGCACGGCAAAGAAAGTCTTGCATGTTGTCTATAAGATCTGCTTGATTTGAGGCGTCATTTTGCTTGAGTTCTGCAAGTGCCGTGCCTGATCTCAGGCTACCAGGCATCCGACCAAATGACACGTCATGTAGCCCCGATATATCCTCAAATCTTCTTATCATACGATCTATCTGTGCTTCTGGGCTTGGAGGAAGGGGAGAAATCGGTAATGAGGTAACGGTTGAGCCTCTATTCTTCTCTATAATTTGTCCGTGTTCGTTTACAATAAGCCGTACCCCAGAGTTTTTATCGATAACAAAACGCCCTCTTGCAAACAGATGATTGTATTCAAAAATATGAGATTCAAGAGCATCTATTACTCGATTTATAGGAATGAGATTTTTGATCCAAGCCTCACCATACAGTCCTCCAGGGTATATATCACCTTGGAGTACCTCAAAAGGATATTTGTCAGTATCTAAAAGTGCATTTTGTAAAGGTTTTTCTACCTGATCTACATACGTTATCATCCGTATTTTGATATCTCCTGATTCTTGGCGCTCCCTTAGATACGCCTCTTTAACCATTATGGTTTGATTGTCTTCTTTATTCCCAGATGCTCCATTATTTTTAGTTACTTGAAGGAGGAATTGTTTATATTGTGCACTTGCAACCAGATTGTCAGCTTGGAGTCCCTCTGTGTTCTCGTACTCTTTATTTTTCAAGACAGCCTCTTTTGCTACTTGATGCGTAATAATTACAAATTCAGCTCCATCTTCTGGGTCTGAAATATCGGGACTGTTCAAGTTTGGATCAGCATAAAAATCAAACGGATCAACTCTCCGGATAATAACTCTCCCATTTTTAGCAATATCAAAATACCAAATACCAATAGAATATATAAGAGCATCGGTTACTGCTTCTTTTATCTTCCGTTTAATATGGGACTTTTCATAAATATAATCTAGGGTTTTACCCGAATATCTAGCATTATCAAATGCTCGCTCTGTCGTTATGTTTGGCAATACCTCCCATTTAGGCTCAAATGAGGTAACTTGATTTCTTACTCCCCTTAAATGTAGGGCGGTTAGGTTTATCGGAAGCTTAACCCCAGTACGTGAAGAAAATATTACGGTATTTGATTTATCGTTATATCTTGCGAAGTGATAGCCTCTTACATAGAGCGTTCTGACCATCCATTCCCAATCGAACTTGCGCCTATTCTCAGTAGCCAAGGCTTCAAGATTAAAACACTTGAGCTTTAACCTTCTGTCGTCTAGGTCTTTTTTTTCTACTTCCGATAGTGATGTGTCTTGCTTTGCCATATGTTATCTAAAATCAGGGGAAAAAGCAGTATCCCCACCCTCTACCTCTATCTTAAAACCTTTTGAGATATTGAGGGGATTGTCTTCCGTTATAGGAGTTTCCCCATTCTCTTTTTGAGTTACTTCGTTGGGGGCCGCAGGATCGACAGTAAACAGTCCATCAAATGATTTTTGGAGTTTGTCTTGTTTTTGGGAGAGAATATAAAGACTCTTTGAAAGTTGAAGTCTTTCTTGTTCTATTATTCCCTTTATTTTCTGAGTATGTTGCTTTAATACATAGAAAGAAGCTAAGTAATTTACTATCAATAGGACTATTACTATACTTAATAAGATTTCCATATAAGCATAAAAAAAGCTACGGAATAATATCCGTAGCGTGATATTCGCTAACTAACTAAACAATAGAGTACCAAGACAATCCCTATTTGTCAATACATGCTACATCTTATCTTCTATCCTTTGAGCCTGTTCTACCAGATGTCTTACATGTATTTCGTCTGAATAAATGACATCTATTACTTTACCCTTTTGCACAGTTATGGTCATATGGACTTTTCCATAGCCAAATTCTTTAACTATCGTTTCTGTCTTTCTATCTAATGTCATTAAAAGCTGTGACCAAAATACAAGAGGTAAATATAACTCAACTTTTTCATTGTTCATAATAATAAATTAACCAATAATATCCGAATGGGCGGATTCTCCATAAAAGTTTCCAAGTAACGGATCCCCTCCTGAGTTTATAGACATAGGAGACGATAGTTCGTTTGCGTTAGCCCTGTCTAGTTTTGAGATCATATCAAGTGATGTGGGGTTACGAAGAGGAGATGGAAAACGTGATGTAATCACATACCTTAAAACGTCCACAGCGTGATCTCTGTTCATCATGGGGCGTTCAGGATCGTTCCTTCTAGCAGCAGATCTCATCTTTTTCCACTGATAACTCTTTATCTCTTCTATGAGATTTATACAGTTTTGGAATATATAAAGACGGGGGGCTGGATGTTCGTTGGTTTGTGGGTGTCTTCGCTCTTTAATCGGGGTTAAGAACTCTTTTACCCTGTTTATTCCCGCAATAAGCTCATTGTTGGCTGGAGTAAAATATAATCCAAAATCTTCATACTCTTGAAGTATTGAATACTCTATTCCATCCTTTTCTCTTGTTTTGGCTCTTGTTGACGGGTCAATGAGCCACATAGATATCTCATAGGGCTGTGTCATCGAATGAACGGCTTTAGCGTGTTGGGATATAATGCCAGGCTGATAGTATTCGTCGATTATAAAAATGTTCCCGTCATAATCTATGGTAGCAAGTAAACAACATGTTGGGTTTACCATCCCATGATCCAAGCCTACTAAGTACTCCCATGACTTTGGAGTTGTGAAAGGCTTTATTACGTGTATCCCCATGTCAAATTCCTTATAAATCTGATTCTCCATGACATCCCATCTTCCTGCCATATATCTTTTTTTCATCTCTTCGGGTAGGGTATCGGTGAGGGACTTCACATAATCTGGTGGGAGGTGAAAATTCTCTTGAGTAGATGAGTTTATCATCTTGAAGTCCGCAGGAAGTGTCCCTTGCTCAAGTGGTTTTTGAAACTTTTCATAAATCCACGTTCCAGGCTCAGGATTACAGGTAATAAACCCATACCGTTTAGGGACTTTATTCAAACGCAACCGAGATTGGAGGGTTATAAAAACATCCTCTGTAATCTCCTCAGCTTGGTCAATATAAAACCACCCAATGTTAAGAGAAAGTAGTTCCTTACTAGACATCGTATCTAAATGACGAAAGAGAATCTCTGAGCCATTGGTAAGAGTGAGATGATTCTCAGCAGGAGACCATCTGCCACCTTGTTTTGAGTCATAATATTCAGGGGGACAAAGATTAAAAAACTCTTTACGAGTAGTGTCCCGTAGCTCAGGATAGTTTAGGCGTCCAATTAGACCGATATTACCTGGCTGCTGTGAGAGGATTAGCCCTCTAAGACAACCTGCGAAAGTTTTACCAGAACCCCAACCACCCGAATAACAGGTAAACTTAGCGGTTGAAGTTAAAAACTCTTTTTGTTTTGCTAATGGCTCAATTTGAATCATGTGAGATAGGTTTTTGAATTTGCATCATGCCTGCATGACAATCCTTGCATGTTGCCTTTAATGCTCTTCTTCCATTTTTAAACGTAACGGGCTGTGGATTTTCAATTTCTTTATGCACTTTGCATCGTAAACAAAACATTTTCATATTTTCTCACCATCCTCTTTTACGCCATCTACATCAGAAGGCAGAGATTCTTTTTCTGTATATTTATAAGGAGAATTTTCATCTTCCTCTTCCTCCTCTTCTTCTATGTAGGCATTCTCAGGTAAAAATTCTTCTCCCTTAAGAGTATCGTCAATAAACAAATTATCTATATTTTCCTGAGGCACGCCTACTAAGAAGAATGGCTGCATCTTAACTTGAGGCTTGTGAATATTCAAATGAGGCGCAATAAGCTCAGCAAAGAATTTAGCAGCTTGAGTATCACCTTTGACTATCGCTTTATCAAGTTGAGCTGCAACGACATCAGGAAGCCTATCTATCATCCATTCCCAGAAATACCCTAATCTACGTTTTTGAAAGTCAGCACGTTTCGTAAACCAATGAGAATAATCTTTAGGTACATGATTCTCCCGCTCCCAAGCGATTTTCGTTTTAGGTTTTCTTTCTTCAGTGGGTAGCCCCGACCACCTACAGAAGATGTCATATTGAGTATCATACTTACTTCCTTTTTTAATTTTTGTCTTATGAAGCCTTGTAGTATATTTCTCCAAATGTTCTGTTGTGGGAATTGGAATATCAGCCAATTTATTAATGTTAAAGTCTAAATCTTCTTTAAAAGAATCTTTTCCAACGGGAGTTGTTTCAATAAACTTCTTTGCCATATTCATATACTATCATACATTTTTTTGTATACAATTTGAAATCTACTTGTTAGTGCGGGAAATATGCGGTAATTAACACATATAGAACGGTACAACAACATAAATGTTATGCGGGAAATATGCGGTAATTATTCCAATTCTATGTGGTACATTTAATTTTATGGATCAATCTCGAAAATGCCGATTTTGTAGAAACTCACACCTCCCCTTCTATCTCCTTAATAAAAATCAAACAAGACATCTTGTTATGATTTGTCCTATTGATAATCAATGGTTATATTTTCCTTTTGAAAAAAATCTAAATATTAAGACATTAGTTTCAAGTAAAAAAGCGACTGCACCTAGTGAAGCCGAGATCGCTGGACAGATAAGTCTTGTCTAATCTAAGGAAAATGTTTTTACAAAGTGTGAAATAAGTTGGACTAGGCATGAAAAGCCTTATTTATCAGATATAAATAGCCAAAAAATCTGATCTTGTCCAAAAACTGAAATTCCTGAAAGCTCTCTTTAGCTTCAGGTCTAGTAGGACATATACGTTCTTTAACAAACAGGATATATAGAATGCGGTATCTACCGCCAAGATGGGAATTAAAACGACCGTCGTTATCATACAAGATGGGGATACTTCTTTTGAGGGCAACACAAACGACCTGTCCCGCTTATGATCAGTAATGATTCAAGCTGAAGAAGATCAAGGCACTGCTGAAATAACGCTGGTGGCCGACTAATAATACAAAAAGGGATATGTCCTGTTATTTTAAAATATTGATTTTAAAATAAATAAAGAACTTACTTCTTTAAATTGAGTTTTAACTTACATAGGGGGAACTATATATTCCTTATAGCGATAAGGGTTGGGGAGAGAGGAAGTCTCCCACAAGAAGACTCTACCGCCAGTGTGAGACACACAGGAGCTTTGGCATTTGAGATCCTTCTATAATCTATTTTTTTCTTTTTTTTAAAATTTTATGGGACTCTTTTTGTAATATATTTACTCCCCTTGGGTTTTCACACTAGGCTAATAAGTGGGTAGAATGTGTGGGGATAGATATATATTATTTGGGCGTAAGTGTAAGTGGGGGCTTCTGTAAAAGGTCACTACCTCCTTCTGTATAGTATGATACTATCATACACATTACTACATAGACTACTGCAACAATCTAAAGTATATAGTACCATCATATATATATAGTATGCCATCAATGACCTATAATTGTTATTGGTTACTCTGATTTGTTGATTATCCTATTGCAACAGCCTATATCAACATGAAGATACATCACTAATTGTATAATTTACGACGTATAACAGACGCACTACAAGTGTATGATATTGCTATACTGTAGTAGTATGTGCTGAAGTAACTAATCCCTCCCCCCCTCACCTATTCCCCGTCTTATCCCTCTTTTATGTACTTTTTGCTTTAATTCACATATACATTCACCATTATCTAGTAATATCAACTATTGAACCACTATAATTTGACATTTAAGGGGTCTCTCGAATCTTCAAGCTATATAACATCCTCTTTTTCATATAGAATAGGGGTATATAATACCCATACGTAACACATACGTATATTGATTAAGTCTACCATTGACAAGGGTATTATTATCTGATAACCTGATAATCAATAGGTTAATAATAACCCTATTGATTATTGTTTATTAATTATTAAATATATGACTTACAAAGTACACGAAAAAAAGACTATAGAAAATCCAGCAGACATCGCTAATATTATTCAATCGATACTAATTAGAGAAGATAAAATCGATCAAGACAAGGAACATTTTTATAGCGTGGGACTTGATAGCAGAAAACGAATACAATATATAGAACTAGTTTCATTGGGGACTCTTAATGCGTCTATGGTGCATCCGAGAGAATTATACAGGCGCGCGATTATGTTGGGTGTTGAGGCGATAATTGTTGCGCACAATCACCCGTCGGGAGTTGTTGAGCCTTCCGAAGATGATCTTATAGTGACAAAACGACTGGTTAAAGCAGGTGAAATATTAGGTATAAAATTATTAGATCACATAATCATAACATCCGACGATTATTCAACTATCCCTAAATAGTCGATAATATTATTAATTAATACTTATATATGAACAAATACAGGATGGAGTACACAATACGATTGAATACCCTTCAATCAATAATAGGACAAGATACCATCATTGCCTATGATGTTAAATCTTCCTTTCAGAAAATGGGGGCAATTCTTTTCAAAAATCACCGGTTACAAAATTATAAAAACATTACCATTCAAATACTATGAATAGTAGACAAATAAAATCAATGAAGCTATACACTGATATTGATACCTTATCGATTACAAGCTTTCTGCGAGTAGCGGAGGAGAGCAAGAATATAGAGAAAGTACAGCAAGAAGTTAACGAAGAGCTTAACACCATCAGATCACTACATGATCTGAACATCTCAAGAGATTATAAATATTCAACTAATATATGAAAACTTGATAATAGAGCGCTGGACGATAACGAATTATTAATTGATCTTATATAAATATATGGCTAGTAAAACACAACTGTACTATGTAGTACAAGGACAATACGGGTACGGGTGGGAAGATGTAACAGCAGAGGAGAGCTTGAAGGAAGGGAACGCAAGGCTAAAAGAGTATCAAGAAAACGAGCCGATGACAGCACATAGAATTATACGACGGCGTGAATTTATTATTAATTAATATATCTATATGAATAAAAAAGACTACATCAAGATAGCGGAAGTATTAAGAAGCAAATACATAGAAGTGGGAAAGTGG